TTCTGCATCCGCATTTTTGATCGGACCTGCCTTCTGAACCATTCCGCCCAATTGATTGATTAGGTCATCAATTTTTTTCACGGCCTCCACGGGCAGTTTTGCTATGTCAACGGTCTTGCCCGCCAGCGTTCTATTGTCTCCGGCATTCTGTTCAACGCTCTTGAATATTCCCGCAATTTGATCCTGCGAAAGTGCTGCTTCAAAAATTACCTGTTCAACACTGGCCACCCAGGGTGTTATCACACGCTGTTCAAAAAGTGTTAGTTGGGGATTACCAAATTCTTCAGTAACCATCTTTCTATTTTGTATCTGGCCAAGTCTCATTAGAGCAACCTCATTAATTGTTGTTTTTCTCTCATCGGAAGATTAGATAATTGATCTGCGAGTTCTGGCGGTAATTTTGAACCGGGTTTTGCAAATTGATCCTTGGCTGATTGTCCTGCGGATTTCAATGCTCCGCCAAAACCACCACCCTGTGCATCCGCAGGCGCACTGCCCTTGCCAGTGTCTATTTGACCACCTTCATCGCGTTCAATTGCCTGTCTAACTGCTGCCATAAAAATCTTATCTAACTGTCCGCTACTTAATACTACTGCGGCATCGTCCTCAAATATAAACTGTGCTTCGCTCCAGTCAATTGATTGATTAACAAGTTTTTTCTCGCTTGGTAGTGGAATCTTTTTCTTGCCACCCTTGATTGATATTCCATTATCTGTATTGGGTTGATTTCCCGTTTGTGTATTTGTATTTTGATCGGTGTCAGTCTTCTGTGCATCTTGTTTTGCCATTGCATCCTTGGCACCTTTTATACCACCCTTAACTGCATCAACTGCTCCCTGTGCAACGTTTCCTATGCCCTTGGCAACATTGCTAATTCCTTTTCCTATACCACCAGCAACCGTTCCTACAGCGGATCCAATCTTCTGCCCGGTTGTAACCTTGGACATTTCCTCTTCGGCGGCTCCTGTTGGGTAATTGTTTTTCTTAAGAAAGTCTATTAATAATTGTGGTGTAGCGTCTTTTTTAATTTTTCCAAGGTAGATTTCAAATTGATCTTTCAACCAGTTTGCTTCCTTGCCTGCTTCCAGATCTCCCTGTGCTCGTTTATCACCCGCAAATGCCTTTACTCGTGAACCCATTCTTGATAAAAAACCCTGAGGTGCTTCATCGATCTGTTGTTCCGTAATGATTTCTTCTAAACGCATTGATTATCTTTCCATAACTGTTATGTAGTGTTATTTATTCCTTTACACTGTGAGTAAGATCTAAAGATCTTATGCGTTTTCGCTTGCGCTCAACGCATTTTTTCTTCTTCTTACTTTATATATATGAACACAACAACTGCGAAGCAGTTTTGTTAGCATCATGTAGATAGTAGAGCCACAATTCGCCCGTTGCCGGACGAATTAGTGTTGTTGAGCTTCATGTGAGTTAGCGTCACCAACCTGTTAAAGAAGATTACATATAATATGTGTGGAGGCGGCAGACCGTCAACCCCCTACTTCAGCATTCGCAAATATCCGCGGAAAGCAGTTAATCCCTAACAGTCGAAATCACTTGCTTTGTGGTTGTATCTTTTTCACAGAGCCACATCTTTCATGCCTTAAGTTAGCATTGTCCTTGCAACGCACCAGTATCTGAACGCACACTGCCCGCACGGCAGGCGTCCTCAAGATGGGTCGAGCAGCCCCGACCAAACCATGTTGCTATGTTAAGCCTTGCTTTTGATGTGTCTTTCTAGGAGTGCCTTGCGCAATTTGTCTGAACCGCCTACCCTAACATTGATTATGCCGTTGTAATAATCGTCTGATTCCAATACCCTACGATCAAACTGTTCTCTTGCCTCAAGATATGACATTTCACCTCTGCCTCTACACATGTAAAGTATTTCCCTTGTAAAATTTTCTGGACCTAATGCTTCTACGTCAGCCTGTAGCCTATCGGATGAACCCCAATATTCCTTCCAGTCTGACTCCTTATGGCCTCTGCGTTTATTTTTCTTGCCTTTGAGAGGTGGTTTTGTGGTTTTAAATTTGGCTAATTTCTTGCCTATGTATTTTTTATTGTTGGTAGTATTGGTAATGAGATAAACGAAGCCTTCATATTCATCAGGAATACTGTCAATAGTCTTGCCTTCAAATGTCCAACTCGCTGTCTCCATCAGTGTTACTTACTTTTGATGGACGACCAACCATGCCTTTTCTGGCTTGTTTTCTTTCCTGCCTTTTATCTTGTATTTCCTTGCGCCTTACACTTGCAAAATTACGTATCTCGGATAGCCAAAATCTACTCTTGATTCCGGCTTCGTCACTTCCTTTGTATTCAAAGCGTTCCTGCCACTTGAAATAGTTTTGGAATGCTTCGATCATCTTGTCATGACTATCAGTTGCCATAAAACTATTGGACTATTTCTATATCGTTTGAATATGAAGTAAATCCATTCTCCTTGATTACTTTTAATACATGATTAACACGCCCTGCTAGATCATCTCTATGCGAAATTAAGAATACGTTTTTGTTTCTTTCTCGTGTCATTTTCTTGAGAATACTAATACTGCTTTCAACACCAGCACTATCCATACCACTGTCTACCAATTCATCAATGAACAGTAGATTAATACCGTGATATAGTGATTCCCATACATCTCTAAATGCCCAACTTAGACTTAAAATGAGTCTATTTCGTTCACCTCTACTGAGATTATCGAAGTCTAAGTCCTGTCCCAGTTGTGTAATAACCACTGTTAAATCGTTCTGAAATTCCACAATGTGTGGTAATCCTACCTTGGCAAGATAGTATGTTAAACGCTGATTTAGATATGCTAGATTCTGTTCAATAATCTTTTTACGCACAAACGAATCCTTGTTTGTGAGCAATTTGTATAGGAAATCCTGATGATCCTTTACCTTTGTAAGTTCATTCAGTGCGTCAAAACTCACTTCCTGTAGTGCAGTTTCCTTTAGATCCTCAATCTGTTCCGCATAAGGATTAGTTTCTTCACGCTTCTGTCCTAGTTCCTTCTGCAAACTCTCGACCGTATTCCTGTGGTTGTATGCTTCTTCCACTGAATCATACTGCGTTACGGGGCAGTTTTCTAGTTCTCCGATGTCCTTTACAACTTTTGCATGTTCGTCATATTGCGTTTCGTTGGCCAGGATCTGTTGTGCTGCTTCCTGCAACATTTCTTCCTTCTGCTTCTTAATTTCTTCCTGTTTGTTGTCGTGTATCTCCTGCCCACACGCATAACATTCGTGCTTGTCAATTGATTCCAGTTCCTTTTGCAGTTTAGAAATTAATTTTTCCTGCTTTTCGTTATCGGCTGTGATGTTAGCCATCCAACGCTGTGCTTCTTCCAGTTTATTCTTGTCTGCGTTAAATTTCTCCCAACATCTATGTGCCTCAATTTCCGCTTCAATGTCAATCTTTTCCAATGCAGCAATGCTCTGTTCCAGTTCCTTAACGGTTTGCTGTTTATTATCTTCCCATAGCCTCTGCTTGCGTTCAAGGCTTTCTATATTCTGCTCAATTCTTTCGTTGCTTGCCTTGACAGTTTCAATTCTAGTATTTTCTGCATTAATGGCGTCTCTGTTTTGGCGCATCTTTTCCTTGAGTGCCTCTGCCTTTTCAGAAAGCAGTGTAATTCCTAGCAGTTGTTCGATGATAGCACGCTGATCGTTTGGCTTTGAAGCAAGGAATGGTTCGGTGTATGTGTTCAATGCAAGAATGTGCTTGAACATGTCATGGCTCATGCCAAACAGGTTTTCAATATCCTTCTGCGTTTCTCTGCTATCTCCCTGTGCTTCATCGGTATCAGATGGTTCCTGTTCAGTTCCATTAACTGTGAATTTTAATACGTTGGGTTTTCTTCCTCTATGGATAGAATATTCAACTCCATCTTTTTCAAAATCAATCGTAACCAGCATTCCCTTGCCGTTAATCTTGTTGATGAGATTATCACGTTTAATATTTGTTAAGGCATTTCCATAGATTGCATAACTTAGTGCGTTGACGATAGTGGTTTTACCAGTGCCGTTTCTGGAACCGCTATCATCTCCGCCTAAGTCTAGGTTTTCACCTAAAACTAGAGTAAGTTCGCCTTTGTCAAAGTCAATGGCCTGGGTTTGATTGCCCACGCTCATAAAGTTTTTGACTGTAATATTTTTAATTTTTATCATAGATCTCGATAAATCTCCGTCAGCATACGCTTGTCATACGTTTCGCTATCTAGTTGTTCAATCTGATTCAATACGATTGTATCAACGCTTTCGAATGAAAGGTCAATAGGATCAACATTTGATTCCACTTCTACCTTTTCTGGAATCAACATTAGTTCACGCAGTTTGAATTGCGGAATAAACTGTTCCTTAATAAAGTTTGCTTCTTCAAATGTAATTTGAACATCAATTGTTACACGAGCATGCATCTTTTCTTTTAGATGATCTTCTGGTTTGTCTAACAATTGTGAAAGTTTAAAAGTTCTGTATACAGGTTGTCCTTCCCATGTTTTGAATTCAGGCTTTCCGCCCCATTCAAGCAACATCATTCCGCGATCATCGTCCCATGCATCTGCATAGTTGTGCGGA